ATAGATGATAAACTAAATGAAGTTTTAAATATTACTAGCGATGTTATGCCAGTAGAAGTTAAAAAAAGTAAACAAGTTATAGTACCAGAAGATAAAGATCCAGATATAGATTTTGAAACTGGTCGTAAAAATCTTTACAATTTGCTTGACAAGGGTAATGAAGCAATTGATGGTATATTAGAACTAGCAAAAGAGGGTGAACATCCAAGAGCATATGAAGTTGCTGGACAATTAATTAAAACTGTAAGTGAAGTATCACAAAATCTTTTAGACTTACAAGACAAGTTAAAGAAGATTAAAGATGTGCCAAATACAGGTCCTAAGAGTGTTACTAATGCATTGTTTGTAGGTTCAACAACTGAATTACATAAAATGTTGAAGGAGAAAAAGTAATGGAGTTTTTTAGAAAAGGACTTGAAGATGTAATTACTCTACCATCTCCTAAAGTAATAGATATAGATGAGGTTCAAGAAGTAAAAAGAATTGTTGCGACTAGAAACGAAGATGATGTTCGCTCAGTTATGAATCACGATAGAGTTCCTTTTTATGCCATTCAAAAAGTTTGTGAAGAAAATGGATTAAGATTTCATCCTCAAGAATTTAAAGATATTATACATCAACAAACTGATATAATTAATCATTTTAAAGAACATTTTAATAGAGCAAGACCAGTAGAAGTAGATCCTGCTTTAAATACTTTACCAAGTGCTACAAATAAAACTAGATCATATCCAAGTGGTCATGCTTGTCAATCAACAGTTGTTGCAAGATATGTTGCTGGTAAAGTACCAAAATTAGAAAAACAATTAATGGCAGCAGCAAGAGAATGTGGTTACGGAAGAGTTTTAGCAGGATTTCATTATCCCTCAGATTATGAAATTGGTAACTTACTTGGTGAGAAAATATATATTTTTATGAATAAGGAAGATTACAAGAAAGCAAATGAGTAAATTAGATCAATATTTAGGAAATCCAAATTTAAAAAAAGGTCATACTAAGTCAAGATTTTCTAAACAACAGATACAAGAAGTTTTACATTGTTTAGATGATCCTAAATACTTTATAGAAAATTATTTGAAGATTGTTACGATAGATAAAGGTCTTGTGCCTTTTGAGATGTATGATTTTCAAAAGAATATGGTTGATACATTCCATGAAAATAGGTTTACAATATGTAAATTACCTAGACAAAGTGGTAAATCAACTATCATAGTATCATACCTCTTACATTATGTATTATTTAATGATAATGTGAATGTTGCAATACTAGCAAACAAATCTTCAACTGCAAGAGATTTGCTAGGGCGATTGCAACTGGCTTACGAACATTTACCCAAATGGATGCAACAAGGCGTTCTCAACTGGAACAAAGGTTCAATCGAATTAGAAAACGGAAGTAGAATCGTAGCGGCGAGTACATCTTCTAGTGCTGTTCGTGGTAGTACCTTTAATATTATATTTCTAGATGAGTTCGCCTATGTACCCAACAATATTGCTGAAGAATTTTTTAGTTCAGTTTATCCTACAATATCTTCTGGTCAATCATCTAAGGTGATGATCGTTTCTACACCACATGGTATGAATATGTTTTATAAGATGTGGATGGATGCGACAAACAAAAAGAATGATTATGTACCTACCGAAGTACATTGGAGTGAAGTACCTGGTCGTGATGAAGCATGGAAAGAACAGACAATACGAAATACAAGTTTAGAGCAGTTTCAAACAGAATTTGAATGTGAGTTTTTAGGTAGTGTAGATACACTTATTAATCCAAGTAAAATTAAAACAATGGCAGTTATAGATCCTAAGAGAAGTCCTATGGGTCTTGATGTCTATGAAATGCCAAAGAAAGATCACACTTACACAATGACCGTTGATGTGTCAAGAGGATTATCAAATGACTATTCAGCATTTTGTGTTATAGACGCTACACAAACACCATACAAGTTAGTTGCAAAATATCGTAACAATGATATTAAACCTTTATTGTTTCCAAGTATTATAGAGAAAGTTGCTAAACATTATAATTCAGCATTTGTATTAGTAGAGATAAATGATTTAGGACAACAAGTAGCAGACAACTTACAATTTGAAATAGAATATGACAACATGATGATGGTTACACAAAGAGGTCGTTCTGGTCAAGTATTAGGTGGAGGTTTTAGTGGTCGTGGTAATCAACTAGGTTTAAGAATGACTAAGGGTACAAAAAGAATTGGCACTTCAAACATGAAAAGTTTGATAGAGGGTGATAAACTAATCATCAATGATTTTGATGTTATTGCTGAACTATCAACTTTTATATCAAAAGGAAAATCTTTTGAAGCAGAAGCAGGTGCTACAGATGATCTTGTTATGTGTTTAGTTATATTTGCTTGGTTGGCAAATCAAAGATATTTCAAAGAACTAACCGATGTAGATGTAAGAGGACAAATGTTTAGTGATCAAAAAAATGCAATAGAGGCAGATATGGCACCTTTTGGATTTATTGATAACGGATTAGACGATCCAGAAGGGCGTAATAATTCATTTTTTGATGACGCAGGTGAGTTATGGCAACCTGTAACATATCGTAAAGGAGAATAGTGTAGTTTTGATATATCATAAATATACACAAAGGGTTATAACTAATAAACTTAATATTAAGGAGAACTAAATATGGCTTTTCAAGTATCACCAGGTGTTCTCGTGTCTGAAAAGGATCTTACAAATGTCATTCCTGCTGTAGCAACAACATCAGGTGGCATAGTAATAACAGCAGAGAAAGGACCAATGGACGAAGTTACTCAAATAACTTCTGAAAATGAATTGGTCGAAATCTTTGGTAAACCAACTTCATCTAACTTTGAAGAATTTTTTACTGCTGCAAACTTTTTAGGATACGGTAACAATCTGAAGGTAGTGAGACCAATTACAGGCATGGTAAATGCTTGTGTATCTGGTACTGCTATCTTGATCAAGAATACAACTGATTATCTAGATAATTTCAGTTCTGCTGCTAGTTTTGCTGCGAATGTTGGCGCTTACGCTGCTAGAGAAGCGGGCACATTAGGAAACAATTTAAAAATTTCTGTGTGTTCAAACTCTACTGCTTTTGGACCTCATTCAATGAGTGGCAATCTAGTCGCTGATGCTTCTGCTGCTATCGGAGATACAACAATTACTGTTGATGATGGTAGTTTAATGCAAGTTGGTGACATACTAGAATTTGGAGATGCAAGTAATGTACCTTCAACTGACGGATCACCTTCAGGATTTTTCTACAAGATAACAGGAATATCAACTCATGTATTGACAATCGCAAGATTTAATCCTGCAACTGGTAAAACAGAAACAGGCGGATTAAGACACGCTGTTGTTGATAACGCAAAAATACTAAGACATTGGGAATTTTACTTTAACTTTTCTCAACCACCAACAACATCTGATGATGTATTAGCTGCTGGCGGTTCACTAGATGAAATGCACATTGTCGTTATTGACGAAGATGGTGGCATCACAGGAACTGCAGGAGAAATCTTAGAAACATTCGAAGGTGTTTCACAGGCTTCTGATGCTAAAACATCAACTGGTTCAAGTAACTTTTTTGCTGATGTAATATACAATACTTCAAAGTTTGTGTATGTTATGGATCATGAAAGTACACTTGCAAATTCTGGTTCAGCAAAAAAAGGTCAAACTTTCGATAACGCTCAAGGAGATGCTTTTGTTGTAAAAACTTATTCACTTGGTGCGGCGACTGACCAATTAGGTACAGATGATTTTGCTGCTACTAATGCTGAGATCGCAACTGCATATGAAAAATTTAATGACACAGAAAACGTAGACATATCTTTACTACTTTGTGGTCCTTCACAGACAACTGCTGACGCCACTGGCGACACAAAAGCAACTGCTGTTATGGATATTGCAAATGACAGAAAAGATTGTGTAGCATTTATTTCACCTGCGAGAGCAGATGTTGTTGATGTTGCAAACGCTGTTACACAAACACAAAATGTAGTAGGATTTGCTGATGGTTTACCATCAACAAGTTATGCTGTCATTGATAGTGGTTATAAACAAATGTATGATAAGTACAATGATGTTTATAGATTTGTTCCACTTAACGGTGATATCGCAGGACTATGTGCAAGAACAGACAATATTGCTGATCCGTTCTTCTCACCTGCAGGATATAATCGTGGACAAATTAGAGGTGCAGTAAAACTTGCTTTTAATCCAAATCAAGCGCAAAGAGATGAATTATATAAAGCAAGGGTAAATCCTGTTGTTACTTTCCCTGGACAAGGAACTGTATTGTTCGGAGATAAGACAGCACAGGCAAAACCAAGTGCCTTTGATAGAATCAATGTACGAAGATTGTTCATCGTTTTAGAGAAAGCAATTTCTACAGCTGCTAAATTTCAACTTTTTGAGTTCAATGATGAATTTACAAGAGCACAATTTAGAAACATAGTAGAACCTTTTCTTAGAGATATACAAGGTCGTAGAGGTATCACAGAATTTTCAGTAATCTGTGATGACTCAAATAACACAGCAGATGTAATCGATAGAAGCGAGTTCAGGGCTGATATTTTTATCAAACCAGCACGTTCTATTAACTTCATCCAACTCAACTTCGTTGCTACACGTACAGGCGTAGCATTTAGTGAAGTTGTAGGCGCATAATAGGGGAGAAATAAAATGCCAAATATTAATGATTTTAAATCTCGACTAGCAGGCGGCGGTGCAAGAGCCAATCAGTTTAAGGTAACAATGCCTTTTCCTGGTTATGCAGCAGTTGGTGGAGAAACATCCGATTTAGCTTTCTTATGTACTTCAACT